CCTTGTCGTTGTCATTATGCATGTTATTGTGCTTATCTTCCCATTTCGTGAATTTTCTTGCTATACGATAACACGTGATGCTAACGATGAAGATGATGGCAAATGTTGGCCAATTATCTACAATATATTGTAATGCAACGCTTTCCATAATATATTATTAAAATTGGTGCGCAAATGTATAATCATTTATCAAATATAGCAAATTTATTTTATTATCCAATGCTACTTTCACATAGTGGTATATTATACGATAGCAAATAACAAAAGTTTATTTGATTATAAATTTAAAATTAGTCTATATAAAAAAAGCGGCCCCCGTTTCCAGAAGCCGCCACGTTGCTACTCTAACTTGCATCACTCGCCACGCAGCACATCTAGCATAGTACGTTTAATTGTTGCATGGTGGGTATTTCTCTAAAACCAGAGCGGGATCAACAGGCACTTCTAACAAGTACCATATATCGAACCTCTCGCTGATCACGAGGGGCGAGATGTCGATTATAACTTGTTTTGTTTCGTTATCCATAAAAAAGTGGCTTAACGTTCGCTGTCAGCAAGGAATCGCCAGAGACCTAACAATCAAACTACTAGCCAAGCCACCGTATAGGAAGCCCAACTAGCTCATTTGATTGTTCAATTTTGAAACTGGCGATTTCTGCTGAACAATGAACTAGTTCGTAATATTTTCGTGGCACACCTTCACGTGCCGTGGTGCAAAGATATAAAATATTTTAATAACACTTGTCGGATATGAAATTATCCTTCCCGTACTTCGTTATCCAATCTCGTATTATCTTTATCCGGTGTTGCGAGTAGCAAAACACCTTGGATTCAACGGAAAACCACAGGAACCTCAGTCTTCTCCGGTACAGGGTTATCACGCTGCCCCTTGTTTCGATCTTGTAAGTACGTTTCATTTCATCTTGTTTTAACCTGTTTTTGGTCTACCTCTTTCTTGAAAAAGAAGTTACTGATTTTCTTTTCACTATCAACAATCATCCCGGTTAACTCCCAACCGGATTGTCCAAGCTCGTTTAACCGTTGCTTGTCCGGTATCATGCCATAACCGAATGTTAGCACCTTGTACTCGAATTTTTTCATGTTGTATTTGATTATTTTTTTAGATGGTTATATCTCTTGTTTAAGTTTCTTCACTATCCACTCCCCGAAGTCATCCTGTATCTCGATTGCTTCTTCAGGTGAAAGGTTTAAAGCACCACGCCCGGTTAAATGTCCCCACCCACGGAGAACCATGATATTTATACCGTCTATCGACACGTAACCATCCTTGTTGTATTTCACCTTTTTTTTCACTGGCTTTTCGCCATTGCTGTTAAGCAAATCTATTATTGCTAATTTTGATTCATGTGGCATTCTAACCACCCAATCAAAACACCGAACACCATCCTTAGTTGTAACCCCTATCCCGAAGAAGTCATGAAAAGGGGGCTTGTATATTTCGTCAAAATTCATAATTACATTTTTGATATTTATACTTGTTATATTTTCTTATCAGCCTTCGATTAGCCTTTTTAACGAGCGGTAAATCGTGCCATGACGGGTAAACTAACCGTTCTGAACCATTTATTACCTTCTTGAAAGGCTGCCTCAATTTCCTGTATCTCCTCAAGTAATTTTTACCGTGCGTGTTTAATACTTTCTTCGCTATTCTAAGTCTCATTTTCTTCTTCTTTTACTTCGATGAATATCACGTTCTTGTGATCCGATCTTTTATTCCAATTACATTCTCCAATACATGATAAGCAATACGCAAAGCTTAATAAGAAACATCCAGTACAATCGCTTGGAGCTTCCACGCATTTCAGTTTAATTTTCCCGAATTGGAACACTTCGCCTACTTTATATTCTTCCATGATTTATAAAATTGAGTTCTTAAATCTTGTAATACTTCCACGGTTCAAATTGTTCAAATTATTGCTTTATTAATCAATTCCTCCGATAATCTTTCGATTTTATTTTGAGATAACTCTCTAAATTCTGGAAAATTTACACGCATCCAATTCCTTATTTGCATCCCTTCACGTAATCCAACAGGATGGGCTGGGATACCCTTCTTGCGGTAATTCAACTTTAATACTGGGAAAACATCACCTTTCAATCCTTTAAGGTGACGAAAGTACCTTAGGTTTTCTTCGCCAAGGTACTTTCTTACTGAATCAATATGTCGTTGTTCAATCATAATTTCAATCCATCAGTGGTAGGTTCAATTTTTGTTCCCATCGCTTTATCCGTGCTATCAAGCTCTATCTCGTCAATAGTTAGTTTCGTGTCCATGATCAATACTTTTTACCATGTTTATACTCTCTTTTATCGTTATATATCATTTTATGCTCGATGAACCATAAGAGGTCTATGTCAAGTATCCTTGACAGGGCAAAAATTTGAGTAATGGCGTAATTCACTTGCTCTTCCAGCGAGTACTTGTAATTCATGATGTCTTTTATTATAGCGTAAACGTTCTCCGTGAACGTCTTCTTATTCGATACCACGTTGACGAGAGCAAACCTGTTAAGGTTTAGATTTCGAAGCCCGGCGAAGTCTAGTAACCGTATGCAAGCGTCGGCAAACTCGTCTTCCACCCTGTCTTTAACGTGTTCCTCGAAATTATAAACGAATAACACGTTATCCCCGTGAAATGTTTTGGGGCTGAATATCGTGTTCTCTTTGTCTTTTGGTACCTTGGCGTACAACCCTTTCCTGTCAGCCTCAACCGCCTCTGATAACTCCGATATAACTAGCATTAGATAGTGACCATCACTAAACTCTTCTTCGTGAAACCCGTGTTCACGTGCTATCTTGTAAGCCTTGTCTCTTAATTCATTTAATTCCATATTTCAAAAGTTTAATTGATGATCATTTTACCAGTTAATAAACACATAGATACTAACATGATATAAAATACGCAGATCAACAAGCCGAATTTTAAAGTAAAAATACTTGACTTGTTTTTTGATGTTACAATCAAAAACACTAAACCGATGACCATTATCAAGCCACCTATTGAAAATAAAATTCCTTTTTCCATGCTATAAACTCCTACTAAAAATAAAGAAAAAATACTTCCCACACTTACTACAACGTATGTTCCCAGCAGAATTACTACTTATCGTGTACTCTTTACTCCCGCAAGA